GTCCAAGCAATGTCTACCATCCAGACAATTTGGTTTGGTGCCATAAATCAATCAACCTGCTCAAGGGCGACCGAACCGCAGACGAGTTTGCGTATTGGCTACGCAATGATTTGCCAGCGGCTATTGCAGCCGCAAATCCATGAGCCTCATCGCAGACAAGCCAAACTCCTTCGGTTTGAAATGTCCTGAGTCGTTACACTGCCGGCATAGTGCATCAACTGCGTAATGGCACGCACCTACAAACGCGATAGCCGTGGCCGCTTCTCAGGTAGCGGTGGTGGTGGTGGGGGTGGCAAAAGCCGCCCAGCTCCTCGTCAGGTGCAACGTGGCGTTAACCGCCTGACTCGTGACAATGCTGGACGCATCACGAGCGTTGGCGGCAGTGGTGCTACTGCAAGGGGCGGACGTATCAGAACTGCAGCAGGCAACCTGCGGGCAACGGTGACCAGCAAGGCTGGAATGGTGTCACAGGGTCGCCTGACTGGCGCACCGCTGAAAAGCACTATTGGCAAAACCAGCAAGGCAAGGCTGAATATGGGCTTGACACGTCCTGGTAAGCCCGGGCAACGTGAGGCTTATAACGCAGCTAGAACGCAGCTCCGGGCGAACAAACCAGCAGCACCCAAGCCTGCCGCAACTGCCTCAAGACTGGGCTCACGTCTTAATCCCGCCAAGAAAGCTGTTAGGGCGGCAACAAGGAAATTCGAACAAGCATACGAACGCGAAAACAGAATTAGAAGTTCTTTGTTTAAGGGTAATAAGTCCCTGCAAACAAGACAAGCAATAGGCAAAGAACTTGACAAGGCAAGCAATTTAACACAAACAATGTTAATGCAGCGCAGGGGAATTCGCGCTCAATTCCCGGTGCAAACCAAAGACAGAGCACGCAGGGCTGTTGGTTCAAAACCATCAGGCACAATTAGTCAAAATAAAGATATTCGCAACGTTGTTAACAGAAGAGAGGCATTCAAGCGCAAAGTTAATCGAGCTGGCGCATTGTCAAGACCAGGAGATGACAAAAAAGCGCGGCGGACGACTCAGGTAAGGGCAAAGGCAATGGCTACATATCAAGGCGCACGTCGCCCAGAAATATCAGATAGCACTGTTGGTCGTTTTGGGCAAAGCCGAACATCTACGGCTTTTAGGGCGCCAGCCTCAAGGCTTGCCGCTCCCTCTAGAGCAGCTCGTCGTCAAGGCAAGGCACTAGCGTTAGCTCAAAAACCAATCCGTGATCAATTTGGTAGGCGCATAGGAAATCCCAAAAAGCAACAACGCAGTAAAAAAATGGGTTCAAGGGCACTGTCGTTCTATCAAAATCCAAAAGCAGCAGCTCAGTCTGTGCTGCGTGACAGAGGCAACAGAGGCTTATCAACTAAAGGATTCCGCAAACCACGCGGCATGAGGTAGACTCACGCCGACCATACCCTTAGCCATGGAAGCCTTCCTGCTAGGTCTAGACTCTCTCATTGAAGAACACAGCGACCTGACGGTCATCGACTTGCTCGGTGTCCTTCAATTCACTCAACAGCGTTTGGCTCTTGATATGCTCCTAAACGAGGACGAGGACGATGACGAAGCCTGAGGTCACTGCTGTGGGTCGTATGCTCAAGCCCAAGGGCAACGAACCACGCATTCACAAGGTTATCGCGGTCAATGCTGATGGCACGGTAAAAACCGTCATCAACCGCCCAGTGTGAGCCTGATTACTGGCATCTGTGAGCCCGGCAAACTGCTGGGCTTCATGGATGTAGCTACGCAGCAGGACACCACAGAGCTTCTTGCGCGCATCCGTAACGACCTGCACCCAGGGCAGCTTGCCTTCGTAGACGACAGCAGCACTCAGATCCTTGGCATCTCTGCTGGTTACGGTGCTGGCAAGACCCGTGCGCTATGTGCCAAGGCTGTAACCCTTGCCGCTGCTAATCAAGGCTTCATCGGTCTGGTCATGGAACCAACCGGACCATTGATCCGTGACATTTGGCAGAACGACTTCGAGCAATTCCTTGAGTCATACGAGATCCCTTACACCTTCAGGGCGTCTCCGTTGCCTGAGTACATGCTGCACCTGCCAGGCGGTGATACCAAAATCCTGTGCCGATCATTTGAGAACTGGTCACGCATCATCGGCTTGAACCTTGCATGGGTCTTGGCTGACGAAATCGATACTGTCACACCAAGCATTGCCAACAAGGCATTTCCTAAAATCCTTGGTCGCTTGCGTTCTGGCAACGTCAGGCAGTTTGGCGCAGCGTCAACACCTGAAGGCTTCCGCTGGATGTGGAATACCTTTGGCAGTGATGACGCAAGGGCAAGACCTGATCGGCATCTGATCAAGATGCGCACCGCTGATAATCCCCACCTGCCGCCCGACTTTATTGAGCGTCTTGAAGCCAACTACGACCCCAGCTTGCTGCGTGCATATTTAGACGGTGAGTTCGTCAACCTCACCACCGGGCAGGTTTATGACCGCTTCGACCGCACCAAGCACGTACAACCTGACCTGCCTGATACTGACCGCGAACCAATCCGCATTGGCATTGACTTCAACGTCGGCAACATGAGTGCAGTGATCGGCGTTCGCATTGGCAATGGCCTGCTGATCATCGACGAGATCTCCGGCGCCCATGACACCGACGCGCTGGCTGCCGAGATCCGTCGTCGATACGCGGATCGCCGTATTTACATCTACCCAGACGCCAGCGGCGCTAATCGCAGCACCAATGCAACGCAGACCGACATTGCAATCCTTGAGTCCTATGGCATGTCCAACCAATCACCCAGGGCTAATCCTCTTGTTCGTGATCGGGTGGCTGCTGTTCAGGCTCTGCTGGAAAACGGCAAAGGGCAAGTCCGACTACAGGTCGCGCCTCAATGCAAGAGACTGACTGAGTGCTTGGAGCTGCAGTGCTACACAGACAAGGGAGAGCCTGACAAGGATGCAGGCTTTGACCACATGAACGACGCCTTGGGGTACTTGGTCTGGCGTGAGTTCAACCCGCTGCACGCTGGTGCAGGACGCAGCACGGGCATCAGACTTTACTGACGGCTGGGTTGCAGATACTGGCTTTTTAAGCTATGGTCGCAAATGCCCACCTTTGAGCCTACTCATGCTCGTCGGTCAAGATCTCATCAACAAAGTAAAAGAGCTGAGCGATCTGAATAAATCAGACCTCGTTCGTGAATGTGGTTACGTTAAAAATGACAAGGTATGCTTCACTCAGTTTTATGAGGCGCTCCTTGAAGCCAAGGGGCTGCAGATGAACGTGCCTGGCAAGCGCGGTCGTAGCCTGACCTATAAGACCAAGGTGCAGTTCAACGGTAAGCTCTCCATCGGTGAGGGTTACGTGCAGGAGATGGGTTTTAAGCCCGGCGACGAATTTGAGATCAAAATTGGTCGCAAGTCCGTAACGCTTACTGCTGCTTAAACTGAGCCAAAGCCTGCGCGTATCAAGCTGTGTATAGCGGATACAACTTTTACGACCGCCCGCTAGCTCAGCGGACTGTCACGCAAGTCACCGATCCGAACACGGCATGGTTCGCGCAGGAACCTCACTGGATATTGATAGAGGATCTACTGCAGGGCACTTACGGGATGCGCAAAAAGCATCGCCGTTACCTGCCGCAGGAACCACGCGAGCTGGACGAGTCCTATGACAACCGCCTAGCTCGTAGCGTGGTGCCGCCCTTTTATCAGCGCCTTGAGCGCATGATGGCTGGGATGCTAACCCGTAAGCCCGTGCGGCTTGACGACACTGCCGACATCATCCGTGAGCAGTTGTTTGACGTTGACCTGCAAGGCAATGACCTCAACGTCTGGACTTATGAAACAGCCCGCAAGATGGTCCGTTATGGGCACGTTGGTGTCTTGGTGGATGCACCGTCTGATGGGGGTAGACCTTACTGGGTGACGTACACGCCACGGCAGATCCTTGGCTGGCGCACTGAACAACAGGAAGGCAAACAAGTCCTGACGCAGCTCAGGTTGTCAGAGATTGTGACGATTCCTGACGGCATCTACGGCGAGAAAGAAGTGCAGCAGGTGCGGGTGCTAACGCCTGGTGAGTACCAGTTGCATCGGCAGAATGCTACCGGCGATTTCAGCGTGGTAGACGAAGGACGGACCAGCTTGTCCCAGATCCCGTTCAGCGTTGCTTACGCCCAGCGGCATGGGTTCCTGGAATCGCGCCCACCGCTTGAGGACATTGCCGAGCTAAACCTCAAGACCTACCAGATCCAGTCAGACCTAGACAACCAACTGCACATCAGCGCCGTGCCGATGCTGGCGTTTTATGGCTTCCCGTCTGCTGCAGAGGAAGTAAGCGCCGGTCCTGGTGAGGCGATTGCATTTCCTGCTGATGGTCGTGCGGAGTACATCGAACCGCAGGGCAAGAGCTTTGAGGCGCAGTTCCGCCGCTTAGAGCAACTGGCAGGGCAGATCAACGAACTAGGGCTGTCAGCAGTCTTGGGGCAGAAGCTCAGCGCCGAAACTGCAGAAGCGAAGCGGCTTGACCGTAGCCAGGGTGACAGCACCATGATGGTGATTGCACAGAACGTGCAGGACCTCATTGATAACTGCCTGCAGTTTCATGCGCAGTTCATCGGCAATGCCACCGCTGCCGGCAGCTCCTACGTTAACCGTGACTTCCTTGGCGCACGCCTTGAACCGCAGGACATCCAAGCTCTGCTATCGCTTTACACCGCTGGCACCATCAGCCAAGAAACCCTCCTGCGTGAGCTAGCCGAGGGCGATGTCCTTGGCGATAATTTTGATGTGGACGAGGAACTGGAGGCAACTTCTAATGGCGGGCTGGATTTACAATCTGCTGAACAGGCTGATCGATTGGTTGGTGGACTGGGCGATAATGCTGGAAGCGAAGACCCAGAAGATGCAGATACCGCCGAGGAAGCAGGAGCTTGATTACACGATGGGCAAACTGCCGGAAGAGATTTTGGCAGTTGTACGGATGACGTATTACAAAGACGGCAAACCTGCTGAAGTAGATGAAATGGTGATTTTGGAAGATGGGCAAGATGGTTACAACGCCTTTGCTTCTACAGTTACCGGCGCCTTGACGCGTGGCGCAAACGTTAGTATCCGGTCGCAGTATAAGCCCAGTCAGCTTGGCATTGAGCCATGAGCACACCTGAGGCGCTGTTTCGTAATGCGATTGACCTGAATCGCTTTAGCAATAGTGTTGCTCGGCGTGTGATCAATGCTTATAACGACATCATTATTGATGCAGTCAATCAGTTACGAACGATTGATGAGCTTGCTGCACCTGTCAAGGCTGCAAGGCTGCGTGGCATTTTGGCGCAACTGAAGGATAGTCTGGGCACTTGGGCTGGAGATTCGACAGAGCTGACGGCGCTAGAGCTGCAGGGTATAGCCCAGTTGCAATCGGAGTTTGTATCGGAAGAGCTGCGTAAGGCGTTACCCGCAGGCGCACGCAACATTGTCAACACGGTAGAAATCAGCCCGCAGTTTGCGCAGAGTGTTGTGACGACAGACCCCACGCAGCTCAATGTGGTGGCACTTAGCGATGATCTCTTTGCCGCAGTACAGGGCGCACCACAGACATTCAGCCTCACGGCTGCTCAAGGTGCCACCATCACGCTGCCCAACGGCGAGGTCGTTAGCAAGGCATTTCGTGGCATTGCGGTGGACCAGGCTGAGCGGTTTAGCCAAGTTGTTCGGCAAGGCTTGCTGACAGGTGAACCGACGCCAGCCATTGCCAAACGGTTGATCGGCAGTTTGCAGTTTGGCGAACGTGCCAAGACCGTCAGGGAAATTGCAGCAGCAGGCGGTCAGGCAACAGCTATAGCCGACAATCAAATCGTCGCGCTAGTCCGCACCAGCATCAATCAGGTAGCAAATGCCGCTAGCCAGCAGGTGTATGAGGCGAACCAAGACATCACGAAAAAGTACCGCTACGTTGCCACGCTTGACACCAGGACAAGTGCCATCTGCCGGGCGTTAGACGGCAAGGTGTTTGAGTATGGCAAAGGACCGACCCCACCGCAGCACTTCAACTGCCGCAGTACAACTGTGCCGGTGATTGACTACAAGGAGCTTGGCTTTGATCCACCACCGCCAGGACGCCGTGCTGCACAAGGCGGTCAGGTGCCAGCTAACACCAGCTACGGCAAGTGGTTATCTGAGCAGGATCTTGCAACCAAGGCAAAAGCCTTAGGCGCTAGCAAAGTTGCTTACTTCAACAAACTATCCAACAAATATGGACCAGAAGCTGCAATCGCAAAGCTGGTTAGCAAAGATGGCACAGAGCTAACCTTGGACCAGCTCCGGGCTCGTTATGGACCAACCCGTTCTTAAATACACTTACGCCGATGGGCGCAAGGCATCGGAGTTTGAACTGCGCAATGGTGCTGAGATCCGGTACGTCCAGCAACCTGATGGCACAGGCGGTTGGTACGATAGAACCGGCGTGATGGTTGCTAGCAATGCCCCTGAAGCGAGGCAAGAGTCAGGCAGTAATCTCCCAAAACATCAGCCGGGAGATCAAGGCAGGCAAGTCGCAAAAGCAAGCGGTAGCAATCGCCCTAGCAAAAGCAGGAAAAAGCCGGAAGCGCAAGCCGAAAGCTAAGTAGCATGAAAGGGTCATTGCTTTAAGTCAATGCCTGGGCATTACGGCGACATGAAAGCTAAGGGTGGCGGCAAAGCCAAACCCATGATGGCTAAGGGCACAAAGAAAAAGGGAGGCAAGAAAAAGTGAAGCGCGGTGACAGGGTGAGTTGGATGTACCAAGGCACCCGCACCTTTGGCGTAATTACCAGCATTGGCGGCGAACGCGCCACTATTGCTACACGCACTGGTGGCAGTGTTACTCGTGTTGGCAGTCAGGACGATCCAATCGTTCGGATCAAATCTGAATCAACTGGCAACGCAGTCATCAAAAAACGTTCGGAGCTGAAGGCAGCACCCCGTCGATGATCACCTATCGCGGCGAGCAGTTTGACGGCTACAACAAGCCGAAGCGCACGCCAAGCCACCCAACCAAGTCCCATGCCGTACTTGCAAAAGACGGCGAGACGGTCAAGTTGATACGGTTTGGGCAGCAGGGCGTTAGTGGCAGCCCGCCGCGACAAGGTGAATCAAAAGCAGCAACAGCAAGGCGTGCCAGCTTTAAGGCACGTCATGCTGCCAACATTGCTAAAGGCAAGATGTCTGCTGCGTATTGGGCTGACAAGACAAAGTGGTAGCCTCCTCGCAGTGGATCCAATCTTTAAGTTCTGCGACGTAGCGACGTAAGTCTTGGGCTTTGGCAGCGTGCCACCCACAACCCGTCCGTCGCAACAGGTCCTCATGCCGATCGATAGCATCAAGCATCTGTTTGATTAACGGGTTCCAGGGTTCCCGGATTGGCGTATTGAATTCTCGTTTTGACACTTTTGTGTCAGAAGCTGTACGATCGCAGCGTAACTAAGCCTGTGGCTAGTCCATGTCTGATGAAGCACAAGCTCCTGTGGAGCAAAATGCCGAAGTAGCCAACATGCAAGCTGAACTTGACGCCATGCGGCGCAAGAACTCAGAGTTGTTGGACGAGTACAAAAAAGCCATCGCCCAAGCAAAGGCTGTGCCGGATGGAGTCAATGTTGACGAGCTGCTGGAATTCAAACGCAACTACGAGCAACAGCAACTTGAATCACAAGGCAAGTATTCAGAAGCAAGACAAGCTCTGGAGCAGCAGTTCCGTGAGGCGACGGCAGAAAAGGACCAGCGCATCAGCCAGCTTGAAGCCCGAGTGCGAGAACTGGAGCTGGTGACGCCTGCTGTCACGGCACTAGCTGAAATTGTCCATGACCCAGACATGGTGCTCAAGACTAAGCTGAAGCCTGAAGCTATCGAACGCGAGGCTGACGGCAGCGTGGTTGTGGTTGATGGGTACAAACGTGTGCCTGTTGCCGAGTGGGCAAAGACTTTGCCAGCATGGATGCAGAAGCAACCCAAGCCGCAGGGCAGTGGTGCGCCATCGGGCGGCAATGTTGGCGGTGCCGTCCCTGCTGGGATGGTCAACCCGTTTAGCCGCGACAGCTTTAATCTGACCGAACAGGCACGACTGTATCGAACAGATCGTGATCTGTATGATCGGATGAAGGCTCAAGCTAACCGCTAAGCTGTTACAAACCGGCTGTGCTGGTGATGTAGGGCTGTGCCCATCCTTCCAACTCAACCCTGGTGATTCTTCATGGCGACTCTTCGCTCTGACATCATCATCCCCGAGATTTTTACGCCTTACGTCATTGAGCAGACCACCCAGCGTGATGCCTTCCTGGCATCCGGTGTGGTGCAGCCGATGGCTGAGCTGAACGCAACCGAGGGTGGTGACTTCATTAACGTGCCTTTCTTTAAGGCAAACCTGACTGGTGACTTCGAAGTGCTGTCTGACAGCACCTCGCTGACCCCTGGCAAAATCACTGCTGACAAGCAAGTTGGCGTGATCCTGCACCGTGGGCGTGCCTTCGAAAGCCGTGACCTCGCTGCACTTGCCGCAGGTTCCGACCCCATGGCTGCTATCGGCGCCAAGATTGCTGACTACATTGCTAACCAGCGCCAGAAGGACCTCCTGTCCTGCTTGGCTGGTGTGTTTGGCAGCCTGGGCAGCAACGACAGCGCATCCTTCGTCGATCTGACGATTGATGGTCTGACCGCTGACACCCCAACCGTGCTGTCCCCTCGGCACGTTGCTGAAGCCCGCAGCCTGCTGGGCGATCAAGGTGACAAGCTGACCGCCATTTGTATGCACAGCAAGGTCTATTACGACCTCGTTGAGCGCAAGGCGATCGACTACGTGTCCACCCTTGAAGCTCGTGGCACTACCACCACTCAATCCGGTGGCTCCCTTGTTGGCGCTTACGGCGGTGACGCCAGCGTGCCAACGTACATGGGCTTGCGTGTCATCGTCTCTGACGATGTGCAGACCGCAGGCAGTGGCGGTTCCACTGAATATGCCACTTACTTCTTCACCAACGGCGCTGTCGCCAGCGGTGAGCAGCTGGCTCTTCAGACGGAAACTGACCGTGACATCCTCGCCAAGAGCGATGCCATGTCGATCGACCTCCACTACGTGTACCACCCTGTTGGTGCCAAGTGGGGCGTGAGCACTGTCAACCCGACCCGTGCTCAACTGGAGACCATCGGCAACTGGTCGAAGGTGTACGAAACCAAGAATATTGGTGTCGTGCGTGCAACCAACACTTCCAACTTCGATTGAGGTAACTAATTATGGCTTCCCTCTTTGAAGTAACTGCTGGCAGTGCCATTGGCTACGTCAGCGGCACTGGTGGTGCGGTTACCCAAGCCACCAGCAAGTCCACTGGTGTCACCCTCAACAAAGTTTGTGGGGCGATCACCATGAACGGCGCAGCACTGGCTGATGCCACCAACGTCAGCTTCACTGTTACCAACAGCACTGTTGCTGCCAATGACGTTGTGATCGTTAACCACTCATCGGCGGGCACTGCCGGTGCCTATACCGTCGAAGCCAACGCTATTGCAGCGGGATCCTTTGCGATCACGGTGCGTAACGTGTCTGGCGGTTCGCTTAGCCAAGCCATTGTGCTTAGCTTTGCTGTAATCAAGGGCGCTAACGCCTGATGGGGCTGTTCGCTTTCCGGCGACTGCGTGATCGTGAGGTTGCTTCTACGGAAGCAGCCTCTCTTTCTATTGCAGAGCCTGCGCCTACACTAGAACCAAAGGAGCCACCCAACGATGGCAGTAGTAATCGTCGCAACCGTCGGGTCGGCAAGCGCCAACTCTTATCTGACTCTGGCGGACGCCCAGACGATCATTGATGGTCTTGTAGAGGATGCTGATGTAACCGCATGGGCATCAGCTACCACTGATCAAAAAAATCGTGCCCTTTATACCGCAACACAACGGTTAGACCGTGAGCGATATTTAGGAGCCCGTGCTACTGATACGCAGGCGCTGCAATGGCCGCGTACTGGTGTGCGCAAGCCAGACACCTATATCAACACCTACACAGTCGGCTTCCCGTTTCGGATCTCTACGGATTATTTTACCGACACTGAAATCCCGGATCAGATCAAAAGGGCGCAGGTTGTATTGGCGGTCTACCTGAATAACAACCCAGATGGCATTGGCTTAAGCGGCTTGGAAGATTATAAGAACGTCAAAATTGGCAGCATTGACGTGACGCCGAATTTGGGTTATGGAGCGGTGGGCGCTGACAAAGTGCCGCCAATCATGGAGCGGTATTTGACGGGGCTTAGAATTAGTGGACCAGGCAACTTTTCGATTCGCCGGAGCTGATCATGGGTTACCCGTATCCCAGTGCTGAGTTTATTGATGACACCGCAGCACATGCCGGGCGCTTTGGGAAGATTGTGGCGCTTGAGGATTCGGTGATTGCTAGCCTGACCGCTATGGACTGGACCGGCAACACGTTGAGCGCCATTCCCTTTAAGGCAAGCACTGAAATTGAAGGCGTCTTTACCAGCATCACTCTGACCAGTGGCACTGTTGTTGCATACAGGCTTTGATCATGAGTGACACCAACTACCTGGCTATTGATTACTCAGTTGGCGCTACTTACATCAGCGATACAGCTACACGCACTGGACGATGGGGCGCTATTCACTTTACAAGCAATACGCAGGTTAATGAAATTATTGCCCAAAACTATGACGGCAATACTATTTCTGGTCAAACATTTAGCTCTGCAACGACGATTTATGGCGTGTTCACAAGCATAAAACTACAAAACGGTCATTGCGTAGCATATAAACTCTGATGGCATTAGCTGTACCGCTACGCAAGGTTGCCAGCAAGTTGATGGCAAAGTTTGGTGGTGAAGTAACAATTCGTGTAGTGACTCCAGGGGCTTACAACACAACCACTGGCGCCATCACAGAAACCACTGCTGACACTGCAGTGCGTGGCGTGCTTGAGGATGTGAACGCTCGTGAGGTGAACGAGCTGATTCAAGCAAGCGACAAGAAACTGACGGTAGCTGCGGCAGACCTTGCAGCAGCACCTAGCACGGCTGACCGTGTAGTGATCAGCAGCGTGAGCCATCAGATTATTAGGGTCACTACGATTGAACAGGACAACACGGCTATTACGCACGAGCTAATCCTGAGGGCATAGTGGCACGACGCATCAACCTATCGCAGATCGGAGGCTACGCCGAGGAAAAAATGGAGAAACTGCTGCGAGCAGTTGTACTTGAAACTGATAGCAGATTGAAGCAAGAAAGCCCTGTTGATACTGGGCGTTTTCGTTTGAGTTGGGCAATTAGCGAACAGGGTACACCAGGATACGATGCTGGACCGCAAACTAGTCCTACCGGCATCACCCCACCACGCAAATTGGATTATCAGGTTGAACGTCTTGGGTCGGTCTATCACATCCACAACAGCCTGCCATATGCTTACAGACTTGCTTACGAAAACTGGTCAAAACAAGCGCCTGCGGGTTGGCCAGATCGCATCGCCCGCGAGATGCAAGCATATGTGCAACAGCAAGCTGATCGCATTGGGAGGGAAGACTGATGGCAGCCGTCAACCTCAACACCATCCGTTCAACCATCGAGGGCAGGCTTGCTACTGAGCTGGCATTGTCCCCAGTGATCCCGGTTGTGTTTCACAACCAACCCTCAACCCCAACGCCTAACAGCTCCTTTGTCCAATGCCTTGTCAGCTTTGGCAGCAATAACTTCCTGACGATGGGTGGCACCACTGGCAGCAGTAACAGCGTCATCGGTGTCATCGTGATGAATGTCTTTACGCCAAAGGGTGTTGGACCTGGCGCAAATCTGACAATAGGTAAGCGAATCCGTGACCTTTACAATAGGCAAGTAGTCAGTGGCGTTCATTTTGATCCGCCTACTGGACCCGAGGTGGTGGCATCGCCAGCTCCAGAGGGTTACTTCCAAACACAGGTCAGATTGACCTTTGAAACCTTCGAGGATCTCTAACCATGGCCTTCTACCGGGGACAGCAAGGCAGCGTCAAGTTTGACGATGCTGGCTCTTCTGCCGCAGCTATCACCAGCACCCGCTCTTGGTCTTTGACCGTTGAAAAGGAATCGCTGGACACCACCGCCTTGGGCGCTACCTATCGTGCCAACGTAGGCGGTTTGATTAGCGGTTCTGGCACCTGCGAAATCCTTTACACCGCTTCTAGCGCGGACGAAACCAACGTCTTCATTGAACACGTCAATACGGCAAACGATGAGGGCTTGGCTCTGTTTGAGCTATTCCTTGACACCACTGGCACCAAAAAAATCAGTTTTGATGGTGTCATCACCTCGGCTGAATACTCTGCCACTGTCGGTGAGATCGAAGTCATTACCCTGAACTTCGTGACCAACGGCGACATCACTCTGGGCATCTGATCATGGCTTTTTATCGCGGTCAACAAGGCACTGTTTTCTTTGACAAAGCCGGTAGCGGCGGTCTGTCCGAGATCGCAGCAGTGCGGTCATGGTCTATGACCGTCGAAAAGGAATCGCTGGATGTGACCGACCACGGCGACACTTATCGTGCCAACGTGGGTGGTCTGATCAGCGGTTCGGGCACCATTGAACTGCTGTATGACGCCCCTGGCTCTGGCGACAAGCTAGACCTGATCAAGGACGTTAACCAAGCCACCGACGAAGCTGATGCAGCTTTTGAGCTGTACTTGGACGAGACTGGCGGTAAGAAGATTACCGGCACGCTTGTGGTGACAGGCTCTGAATACAGTGCTACGGTTGGCGAGATCGAAATTGTGACGGTTAACTTCGTCACATCTGGTGCTCTCACCCTTAGTATCTGATGCCTGCTGCTACACCCCGCGCCGTTGACCTGCTCACTGGCGCTTTTGATCTGAACCAGCGCCGTAAATTCAGCGTCACCAATGATGCTGGGCAAGCGGTGCTGGATCTATATTTCAAGCCAATTACCCGAGCCGACCGTAAGCGTGCTGGCACCCTGGCTGGTTCTGAGGAAGCATTGGACATCAGCACGCAAATGCTGTGTCAAATGGCTGAGCTTGAGGATGGCACCAAAGCGTTTGCCTCTGCTGATGCTGCCAAGCTGCAGCGTGAGCTGCCCGAATCGGTGCTGAACGAGCTGGAGCTGTTCCTGTTTGGCTTGGGCGCTCCGCCGCTGCTGGACGAAGCAAAAAAAGACTAGAGGAAGACTCTTGGCTGTTCTTTGAGTTCTTCCTGGCGACGGAACTAGGTAAAACCGTCAGCGAATTACGCGCTCAGTTGACGGAAGCCGAATTCGTAATGTTTGCTGCCTACCACGAGGTCAAGGCGAAGCGCGAAAAAGACGAGATGGATAAGGCCAACGCCAGAGCACGGCGATAGACTGCAAAGACAGGGTTAGTGCGTTGCTGTGGCCGTAGCTGTCGTTGACGTACAGGTAAATAGTCGTGGCGCGGTTGATCAGCTCCGCAATATCAACAATGCTTCAAAACAGGCACAGGCTGGTATTGGTGGTTTAACCGCCAGCATTGGAAAATTAGCGGCTGGCTTTTCGGCAATTCAAGCGGCCAAATTTGTTTTTGCCAAAACGGCGGAAATTGAAAGTCAAGCCAAGTCCCTTGAGGTTTTAACTGGTAGCGCCCAAAAATCAAAACAGATTATCAGCGAGCTTCAGCGGCTTGGCGCGGTAACACCGTTTACGAGCACCGAGTTAATTGATGCAGCTAAACGATTACAGGCATTTGGTATTGAGGCCAATGCAGTTGTAGAAACAACTCGCCGCTTGGCTGACGTTTCGGGTGCGACCGGCGCCGAGCTACAGGGATTGGTCACTGCCTACGGTCAGGTGCAGGCCAAGGGGCGCTTGCAGGGTGAGGAACTGCTGCAATTCCAAGAGCGTGGCATCGCACTGCAAAAAGAACTGCAGCGCATGTATGGGATGAGTGGTGAGGAATTTAGGAAAGCACTAGAGAAGGGAAGGTTTAGCGCCAAAGCTGTTGAACAGGCTATTCAAAATTTGACAAATGCGGGTGGTAAATATGCCAATGGCGCCATCGCTCAATCAACAACCCTCCAAGGTAAATTCAGCACTTTGCAAGATGGTGTTGATGCCTTGGCCAGAGAGATTGGTAATACTCTTGCGCCAGCGTTAAAAATTGCGCTGGATGATCTGACCGCTTTTGTTAATGGATTTGTTCAGGGCTTGCAATATATGCAGGCTCAATACAGAGCATTTTTGGCAGGTCTGCGCGGTAAAACTTCGGATGAATTGCAAGGCCAAATTGCGGGCATTAACAGATTTATTACGGCAAATCAAAGCCAGTTAAACAAAATTCGTCCGGGCAGCGTTGCCGAAAAACAAATACAGGCAAAATTGGTTGAATTAAGAAAACTTCGTGGCAGCCTGCAGAAAGATTTAGATAAAACACTTGGCCTTGTTGCTCCGCAAGGCAGGTCAACCCTTTTACCCGTTAATGGTCCCGCTACAGGTGCTCCACCGGCCTTGCTTGGTGAAACTGGAGGTGGGCGCAGCTCGTCCAAGGCTGCAAATGATGCGAAGCGTGCCGCTAAAGCAGCAGCCGAGGAGAGGCAGCGCGTCGCGGAAGTTGTGCGTGATCGAATCGCAGAAGGCGGCATCCTGCGTATTAATTCAGACCTGCAAGACAAAATTGCCGCAGCACAAGCCGCACGCGACCCGATGCTTGCGGCGCGTCTGCAGGGTATGCAACGCGAAGTTGATTTGCAATACAAATATGCACAGCAACTTGCTGCTGAAAAAGATTTACGCGCTCAAGAAGCCATTATTTTTGAAGGCAATACAGCATTAATTGCGAATCAGCGCGAAACGCAACGCAGTATGGCGGAAATCCAGCGCCAGCAAGATCAGGACCATATGGACGCATTGAAAAAGCATATTGAGCAGCAATATCAACTCAACACAGCAGTTCAACAACAAAAGGCACTAGCGGATGGAATTGCCGGCGCCCTCGGTCAGGGATTGACAAATACATTTGATTTGCTCATTCAGGGATCGCAAAGTTGGCAGCAAAGTCTCCAACAAATTGCTTCTGGCGTTTTGGTTGACATTGCTAATCAACTGCTACGCATTTTCGTGATTGAGCAGGCAATTAATTCAATCCGAGCATTCCTTACGCCATTTAGTTCCACCACCCCTATTGGCGCTGGCGGTGGTCGTGTTGGTAATTATGGAACGCTTGGACCGAATTACGGCATTCGACAACGGGCGAATGGCGGCTCTGTCATGGCTGGTCAGCCCTATTTGGTGGGCGAACGTGGCCCTGAGCTGTTTATGCCGGGTCGCAGTGGTGGCATTGCTCCTGCGGGCGGCTTTGGCGGCGGCGTTCAGGTTGGTGCAGTCAACATCACCGTGCAGAACACTGGTGAAAACCTCAGCCCTGCTGCACAGAAACAGATTGCCAGCCAAGTTCAAGGTATCGTGATGGCAACACTGGTCAATCAGAAGCGCAGCGGAGGCATCCTGTAATGGCCTACATCAACTTTGATGACATTCCGCTGGTGATGGCCACACCGGTTCGTCGTACACAGCGCCGCCAATTAATCAATTTTGGGGATGGTTATAGCCAAATTCTTACCGATGGCTTAAACATTGATCAGGAGCGTTGGCAATGTGAGACGCCGCCACTTCCGTATTCCAGCGCGTATTCGATTGAAAGTTTTTTGCTTAGTAAAAAAGGGCAGCAAATTAGTTGGACCCCGCCACTTGCCACTAAGAATTTTCAGCGCCCGTTTGCTTCTGGTGTGCTGAATCTTGGCTACGACAATATTTCTTCTTTGACACTTGCCGGTTATACGCGACCGACAAATTACACAGCCAACCTTGCAACCGGCCTTTTAACTTCAGTCACAATCAGCAACGGCACCGTGGTTGATATAACCTTGACGCTGGCAGCCAGAAACTACATTTTGGCAAGTGGCTGGGAGATGACGCCAGTAAGTTCTGCATACATGAAAGTGAGCTTTGAGCTGGTGCGAATTTACGTATGACACAAACTCCTCCTAACGCTCAAACATTTAAGACGCAACTTCCCGAGGTTGTTGATCTTTTTACGCTGGATATTGCCGTATTGCTTCCGGCTGGCTCTGTTGACCAGTCGATTTATCGTTTCTGTAATTGGTCGCAAGTTAACGGCGCCGATGTTATCTATGACGGCAATACATACGTTGCGTTGCCACTACAAGCAAGTGGCTTTGAGCTGAACACCAGCGGTCAACTGGAACGCCCCAGCATCACCTTTGCCAATGTCGGCCTCGCTATCACCGGACTAACAAACACCTACGACGACTTGGTTGGCGCCACGGTGCAGCGCATCCGCACACTGACCACCTACCTTGACGGTCAACCTGCAGCCGATCCGGATGCCTACTGGGGACCAGATCAATGGGTTGTGGAACAGAAGACCAACGAAACAAAATTGTCGGTCACGTTCCAGCTTTCTGTCCCGTTCGATCTTGAAGGCCGTAGTCTTCCCGGTCGCCGTTTGTTGCGCGAACAATGCCAGTGGATTTACCGCGACAACATCGGCTGCCACTACAACGGCGCAAGCTACTGGGACGCGAATGACAACGTGGTCGGCGCCTTGGCGCAGGATGCGTGCGGCAAACGACTGGAGAGTTGCAAATTACGTTTCGGCTCCGGTAGCCGCCTACCGTTCGGTGGCTTTCCCGGCTTGGTGGACTCGCAAGGCTGATGGAACTGACTACTTGGTCAAATCCGCTGACTGCTGCCCAACGGCTTGCCATGCGCCAGTACGCCGAGGCCGCCCACCCACGCGAAACCTGTGGCTTCATCCTGCAAGACGGCTCTGTGGTGGAGTGCGCCAACACCAGCAACGAATCCGACACGTTCACGATCAGCGCCGAGGATACGGCTCTGTATTACGACGACGCGACTGCCTGCTGGCATAGCCACATCAATTACAACGGGTTCAGCGAGGCTGATCGTAAAGCCTGCAAACAACTCAACCTGCCGTATGCAGTGTGGAATTGCGGCGGCAGCGAGGCGTTTTGGCTTGACCCCCAACAATCCGCCGGTCTACTGGAACGCCCTTGGAACTACGGCGTCTACGACTGTTATTCCGCCGTGCGGGATTGGTACTGGCAGCAGATGGGCGTGGCAATGGGCGATTACGAGCGCCAGTACGAAGGCGAATGGTCAACCCGTGGCTTCACGCACTTTGAGGAGAACTTTGCTGCTGAAGGCTTTGTGCGCCTGCCGGTCACGGTGCCACTGGAGCGCGGCGATGTGATCCTGTTCCGCATCAGGAATCAGAATTGCTGCAATCACGTCGCTGTTGTGGAAGATCCCAGCGCCAACCTGTTGTACCAGCATCTTGTTGGCAGGTTGTCTGGAGTAACGGCGTACAGCGGATACTTCCGCGAGAATACTTACATGGTGGTGCGGAGGCTGGGCTGATGGTCACGATCAGGTTGCTGGGTGAGCTTGGGCGCAAATTCGGACGCCGCTTCCAACTTGCGGTCAAGACTCCTGCCGAGGCCGTGCGGGCGTTGTGTGTACAGATGCCAGAGCTGCGCCAGTACCTGATTGAAAGTGGCGACAACGGCATTGCGTGGCGCGTGGTGACCGATCACGCCGAAGGGCTGACAGAAGAACAGTTGTTGTGGCCAATGAGCAAACGACTCGTGCTGGCTCCCATACCGACGGGTCGCGGTGGCAACGGCGGTGTTGGCGCTGTAATTGCCGGCGTGGCTCTTGTTGCCTTTGCAATTCTTGTTCCGGGTCTTGGTGGTGGCGTAGCGGCAACAATTTTTGGAACCAAATTCAGCGCCTTGTCTCTGGCGGTTGGCTCTATCGGTGTTTCGATGTTGTTTGGTGGCGTAGCACAGTTGCTAACACCAACGCCCAAAATGCCGACCGTGGATAACGTCGGTGGCGCATCAACAACAGGCCGCAGCGAATCAGACCAACTGAAGTCTTTTACGTTCGATAAATCCAACGCCAATACCAAGCAAGGCGAGGTTGTTCCTGTCCTTTACGGTGAGCGCATCATCGGAAGTTTGCCGGTGCTGTCGTTCGGCCTTGAGCTGCAGAACTACCTCTGATGGAAGACCTCAACAAGCTGCCTGAGATCAGCGGTGCTGGCGGTGGCGCGTCTTCACCTCAACCCACAGTCGTTCAGCAAACGATTGTTGCACCCACGCGGCAGCCTGTTGAGGAAGCCAACAATCTGTTTTCGGTTGCCTTTGCCAAGACTGTTTATGCAGTCAGCGAGGGTGAAATTGAAGGCTTCCCGAATAGCGCGGAAGAGGATATTTTTCTTGATTCCACGCCAATTCAGAACCCTGACGGCAGCAAGAATTTTTCGGGATACACAATAGATAGCCGCACTGGCACGGACGAAACACAAACCCCGATGCTGGGGTTCAGCACTGTTGAAAATACCGTCGGCGTCAACACAGCAGTAACGGTTGCATCTGGTCCGATCACCCGCACGATCACCGACCTTGATACTGAGCGTTGCCGCGTCATCATCACGCACACGGCGCTGCAATCCACCAACGTCGATAACGGCGACATTCGCGCTACCAGCGTCAAATACCGAATTGCGGTTTCAGCCAACGGTGGACCGTACACCACCATCACCGAACCAGAAGTCAGCGGTAAATCCAGCAGCCAGTTTCAGCGTGCCTACGAGTTTGACCTGAGCGGCACCGGACCGTGGAGTGTTCGCGTCACCCGCATTACACCCGATAGCAGCAGTGCCTATCTGCAGAACGGGATCGCGTGGCAGAGCTTTGCCGAGATCATCGACGAAAAATTTGCCTACCCCAACACCGCACTGGTGGCGCTGAAAGTTGACGCCCGCCAGTTCAACAGCATCCCCGATCTGTCCGTCCGCGTCCGTGGCAAGCGGGTACAAATACCTACCAACTACGACCCTGTAGCCCGCACCTACAGCGGCATCTGGGACGGCACCTTCACCACGGCGTGGACTGACAACCCTGCGTGGATCTTCCGCGACATTGTTCTGAACCCCCGCTTCGGGTGCGCTCGGTACATGCCGACTATCGCAATCGACCCTTGGTATCTGTACACCGTCAGCCAATACTGCGACGAGCAAGTTCCCAACGGTGAAGGCGGATACGAACCACGCTTCACCTGCAACGTCTACCTCCAGAACCCCGGCAGCGTTTACGAAGTCCTTAACGCACTGGCGTCTTGCTTTCGTGGCTTGGTCTACTACAGCCAAGGCAAGCTCTACCTGACGCAGGATCGCGCCCAGATCCCTGTTCAACAATTCAGCGAAGCCAACGTTATTCAGGAAGTTGACGACAACGGCGTCGTTACATCGCCCTGCTTCACCTACAACGGCACCGCCAAAACCGCTCGTAAATCCGTTGTTCTAGCCAACTGGGACGACCCTAATCAGTCCTATTCCAGCGTCACCGAGTATCTGCAGGATGACACCCTGCTGGAGCGTTTTGGCTACAACCCGATTGACCTGCGCCTGCTGGGCGTCACCTCACGCGGCCAAGCACTGCGGGCAGCAAAACACACGCTATTCAGCAACCGCTACGAGACCGAAAAAGTTAGCTTCCGCATTGGCGCCGAAGGTCTGGCCGCCAGCGTCGGTGAAGTCATCCAGATTGCCGACCCGCTGAAACAAGGTCAACGCCTTGGCGGTCGCGTTCGTGCAATCGACGCCGAAAACAACCGCATCACGCTTGACGCTGTTCTCAACCTCAACCCTGCCAACACCTACACGTTGACGCTGGTTATCCCCGACGGGCAGAAGACCACCAACCCCGACGGCACGGTAACCACCCAACCGAAGCTGCAGGTTCTCAACGTTGTTGATTACTCCAACCTTGCTGGTGCCAGCCAACTCAACAACATCGGCGCCCAGAACCTTGACCTTCTGATCACGCAAAGTGGCGATGAACTGGTGGGTTATGTCGTGCAAGACGATGACGCCTACACGGTCATCCGTTGCAACGGCATTGTCGATACTCAGGTTGGCGCGTTGTGGGTGCTGGAGTGGCAGAGCCTTGAGGCCGCGCTCTACAAGATCATCGCCATCAGCGAAGTTGATCCGCTGGTCTTCCAAGTTGAAGCCGTCCAGTACAACGCCAGCAAATACGGCTACGTCGATAACAACCTGCCCGTTGCAGTCCCCAAAGATCGCTTCACGCTGTCTGGCGCCAAACCGCCCACTGGTGTCTACGCCGAGCTGGTTTATCGCAACGGTCAGAACCAAATCAGCGCCTACTGGACACCACCCCAAACCAACGACGCCAACGACCTGCTTGTGCGCGGCTACCGCTATCAGTGGCGCCAGATCGGTGACACCGAATGGTCAGACATTACGCAGGTGTCATCCACCAACATTTGGCAGCCGATTGATAACCACGTCTTCGGTGACACCTACGAGTTTCGCGTTGCCACGATTGACCGCCTCGGCAAGCAATCCGACTTTGCCACCGCTGGCGTGGTTGGCTATCCCGCAATCCCAGACCTCTCCGATCCGGCCTTCAACGGCGTCATCCGCCACCAGAACCAACCTGATGGCACTCAGCTTCTGATCGTTGACGCTGGCACTTGCCCAATTCCCGAGCGCGTCACGGGTTACCGCTGCTGGGCATTTCCAACCAACGTTCCAACTGTCATTCCGGGCGTCAAAGAACCCGCCGCCGATGGCTGGTACTTCCTCAGCGACATTCCGCTCACCGGCTACTACACAATCGCGTTCCACGCCCCCGGCGACTGGGAGATTCGCGTTGCCTTCACCAGCGCCATCTTCGGTGAAAACCCAACCGATTACCTATACGACACGGTGGAGCGCGAAGAGATCGTGCCGCCAACGCCCAATCTGTTTACCGTCGTTGAAAACACGAACAGCGGCCAGAAACGCTTTAGCTGGCAACTACCCCGCAGCCTCTACGGAAGCTGGGACCAAGGCGTGGTGTCCGATGTGGTGTCGTATGAAGTCCGCTACAAGCAAGGCGGCCTGATCGACAGCAATCCCGCAACTACATGGGAACAGGGGATTGAGTTGTATTCCGGTGGTGTGACCGCCGCACAGCAATGGTTTGAGACCAGCCTGTTCGATACCGATGAATGGACCGTAATGGTCAAATCGGTAGACGCTACCCAATGGCGCAGCGACACTCCGGCCACCATCCTCCTGAATGTTGGCGCCCCGCCGATCAGCAACGCCGTCTACGACGAGTGCATTGATGACACCACTTGGCCGGGCAGCTACGTCAACGCTCAAGTCACCGACAACTACTGGCTCATCACGCAAAGCGGCACCTACCTAACCACCCAAAGCGGCGCCTACATCACGGGCGATACCGGCGTCTACAGCGTTCAGCAAACCGACCCCGCCGTGGATGGTTACTACCGCTGGAACTTCGATAACAATTTCCTTGAAAGCGCCATCCTGATCACCACCACTGCTGAGGCCACCTATCAACACAGCATTGGCGCCTTGGCTGGTGCAGACACTGTGCTGTTCCAAGAAAACGACGATGACATTTTCCAAGAAAACGACGATCAGATTTTTGCCGAACAACGCACCTATGCCGCCGGTGTTCTGTCTGGTGAATCGTCTGGCGTTTTGCACCCCTACGCGCCCTATGAGCGCCTGATCGAAGATGTGTACCAAGTCCAAACATTGATTCGCAGCAAGGATGGGGAATCACCTGGCGCTATCACGGGCATCTGCTTTGAGCTGGATTACCCCGATGTGATCGAATCTCAGAATGATGTGGCCATTAGCAGCAGTGGAGCTGGAACTGCCATCCCGCTGACCAAACCATTCCGCGCCGTCAAGTCCGTTCAAGTCACGCTGCAGGACACCGGAACCGGCGCCATCAACGCCATTGTTCTGTCTAAGACCACCAGCAGCGTTACAGTGAAGTGCGTCAATAGCTCTGGTACAGCAGTGGCTGGACTGATCGACATCACTGTGGTGGGGTACTGAGATGGCTGGCTTACGGATCTCCCAGTTACCCGCCGCAACAGCGATTGCCAGCGCGGATCTCCTGCCATTTTCCAGCGTCAGCGGCTCCCAGACTCGACGCATCACAGCCAACAACCTTGCACTGGCACTGGGTTTGCTTGGCACAAGCGTTGGACCGACGCAGCCTTCCACCCCTGCCAACGGTCAACTTTGGGTCGATACCAGCAGCAACCCGCCGTTGCTCAAGGTTTGGAATGGCGCCACGTTCACCATCGTCTCGTTCCAGCCCGGCGCGTCGATCATCACCAGCCCATCAGGCACGGCACCTAGCAGTCCGGCACTGGGTCAGTTGTGGCAAGACACAGCGCAGACGCCAGACGAACTGAAGATGTGGGACGGCACCAACTGGGTGCGCGTTGACCCTGACGGCATTGACCAAACCTTTGCGGACGCCCGTTACCTACAGATCACCACTGCAGCCAGCACCTACCTAGCCAAAGCTGGTGGGACGATGACCGGCAACCTGACGCTGGTGGGCAACCCCAGCACGACAAACATGGCCGCCAACAAGGGCTATGTCGATACGCAGGTTGCATCCATCACGCCACAGGACATGACTCCTGCTGGCACCATCATCTGGAGCGCACGCAATACCGCACCAACCGGCTACTTGAAGGCCAACGGTGCAGCAATCAGCCGCACAACTTACGCCACATTGTTTAGCGCCATTGGCACTACATTTGGCTCGGGTGATGGCTCCACCACCTTCAACGTGCCAGATCTGCGTGGTGAGTTTGCCCGTGGCTGGGACGACGGACGCGGCATTGACACGGGTCGAACGTTCGGCTCCGCGCAAGCCAGCGCCAACTTGGCTCACACGCACGGCATTACCGATCCGGGTCACGCGCACACCGTTGAGTACAACAACGGCGCTTGGAACACTGGCACTTCTGGCAACACCGCCGTGGCCGCCAACCAAGGCACATCACCTCGGGCAACGACGACCGTAACCACCGGCATCACGGTCAACAACAGCGGTGACACCGAGGCACGACCCAGAAACATCGCGCTGCTGGCTTGTATTAAGACTTGAGCCGCGCCTAAACTCAACCTACCGGAGCATCAACGATGGCCACCACCAAGATCACTGACCTGACGGCTTACACAGATCCGGTCAACACGGATGTGCTGCCGATTGTTGATGTCACCAGCGACGTGACCAAGAAGGTCAGCATCGCCAACGTGATGAAGAACGCCAGCCTCGGCACGGCTGCCCTGCCCGGCATCGCGTTCGACGGTGACCCCAATACCGGCATCTATTCCCCCGGCGCCGATCAGGTTGCGGTGACCACCGGCGGCACGCAGCGTCTGCTGATTGATTCTGCTGGCGCGGTAACGATTGCAGGCGACCTGACTGTTAACGGTACGACCACCAATATCAACACCACCAACCTTGTTATTGAAGACAAAAATATTATCCTTGGCGATGTAACTACCCCTACCGATGTAACCGCAGACGGTGGCGGCATCACACTGAAAGGTACGACCGATAAAACCATCAACTGGGTTGATTCCACCGATGCGTGGACCAGCTCTGAGCGTTTTAGCTATCCCCTTGGATCTGCTGCAGCGCCCACACTGACCTTCACCGGCGATGCAAATACTGGTATTTATTCTCCCGGTGCAGACCAAGTAGCCATCTCAACTAATGGCACTGGGCGGTTGTTTGTTGATGCGAGTGGAAACGTTGGAGTTGGAAGCTCCTCTCCTGACAAATGGTCCGATGCAAACGTCACGCAAGGCACTTTCAAAGGTGCCTTAATTGGTGCAGTAAACATTGAAGGCAATAGAACAACTACCAGCGATGTAGGCAGATTGGCGTTTTGGCAAGCCACAAACCGCATTGCTTATATAGGTGCCGAACGTGCTGGAGCAGATAATTCTGGTGCGTTGAGGTTTATTACTACAAATGCAGGGTCAGAAAGCGAGCGCATGCGCCTGGACTCCAGTGGCCGCTTAGGTCTGGGGACTAGTAGCCCTAGTAATACACTTCACGTGTCTGGAACGGCTAGCACACCAACAGTATTTGAGCGCACAGGTACAACCGGCGTCTTTGTCGCGCTAAAAGACTCGTCCAGCCAAACGTTTATCGGTAATACAAATGGCGTGTTTTCAATTCAGACGCCTGGAAGCAGCTACTCCGACAAGCTGGTTGTCACCTCGGCAGGCAACGTAGGGATTGGCACTACGAGCCCCACGCAACGCCTTCAAGTAACAGATGGCACGCTGTCAAACTTCTACGTCGCCCCCGGTTACGCCAGCGGTAGCGGCACACTTTTGGCGGTTGGAGGTGGTGAGTACCTTGCGTTTGCAACAAACGGGCTCGCAAACGAACGCGCCCGCATCGACAGCTCGGGACGCCTCTTAGTTGGCACGTCTAGTTGGTACAACATTCCTGACAACAGATTTGGCAGTAACTGGTCACAAGGACAACAGATTAAAGTTACCGATAACAACGGAGCATACGGTGGCCTGGCTGTAATCAGTTCTTCTAACACAGTTAACGAGAGAGTTGCCGATATTGCGCTTTGCCGACAGGGCCATTCGTCCGACTATGCCGCGCTTATAAATGGCAGCACAATCGGTTCTGTAACATTTAATGGCGCAGACGGAACTAAATTTGTACGCGCAGCGAGTATCAACGCAGCCGTAGACGGCACCCCCGGCACTAACGACATGCCGGGCCGCCTAGTGTTCTCCGTTACACGCGACGGGTCGGCATCACCTACTGAGGCGCAGCGAATTAATAATGCAGGCCGTGCGTTTTTCTATGCTGCAGGAAATGGACTGACGTCGGCATCATCCACAGGCGCAGGTACATCAGACGCACTTTTTGTAGGTCGTAGAAGCGCAACGACAACAACTGATGGCACCGATGTATTTATTGTCTACACAAATGGAAACGTCCAGAATACTAACGGCAGTTACACAACTCTTTCCGACCAAAAGCTGAAAGAGAATATTGTCGATGCAAGTTCGCAGTGGGATGATCTAAAAGCAATTCAGATTCGCAACTGGAATTTCAGGGCGGAGACTGGTCACGAAACTCATCGTCAAATTGGTCCCATTGCCCAGGAGCTGGAACAGGTTTGCCCCGGTCTTGTTTTTGATACGCCGGACCGTGATAAAGACGGCAACGAAACTGGCGAAGTCACCAAAGGCATTAACCAGTCCATCCTCTACATGAAGGCAGTCAAGGCGCTGCAGGAAGCCATGGAGCGGATTGAGGTTCTCGAACAGCGTCTCGCTGATGCTGGTATCGCCTAGACCTCTTAGCCCTACTCCCTACTGTGGATAACTTCGTCTTTTCTTGCGGTGGTGGTGTTCAATCAACGGCTTGCCTTGTGCTGGCCGCCAGTGGGACCATCCCCTACCGCACTTTTGTTTTTGCCAACGTCGGCGAGCGATCCGAATCGCCAGACACTATTCAATACGTGGCTGATGTCCTCAAGCCCTTTGCGGATGCTCACGGGATTAGTTGGGTTGATGTTCAGCGCAAACGCCGCGACGGAACCGTCGTGGATTTGTACGAAGAACTGCACCGTCCAGTCCGCTCTATCGACATTCCCGTTCGCATGAGCAACGGCGCACCTGGCAACAGAAACTGCACTGTTGAGTTCAAGATCAAGCCTATTGCTAAATGGATCAAGGCCAATGCGCCAGGCTGTGTCTTGGGTAAAGGCATCAGCACGGATGAGCCACACCGAGCTACGCCATCAAGGGAATCCGATGGGTATGCGTCCGCGTATCCGTTGATCGAACTGGGGCTAAGCCGTAGCGATTGCTTGCAAGTCGTGCGCGAAGCTGGTTTGCCCCAGCCGCCAAAGTCATCCTGTTGGTTTTGCCCGTACAAGACCACCGATCAATGGATCACCCTTAGGCGCGAGAAGCCCGAGTTGTTTGAGCAAGTGGTGAGGCTGGAGCGGACCCTCAATGCCAAGCGCGAAGCCATCGGCAAGGACCATGTTTTTATCAGTGGCCGCTGCAAGCCGATTGATGTTGCCATTCCTCATCAGCTAGGACTGTTCGCAGAATGGATAGAAGAACAAGATGGGTGCGAATCCGGGTATTGCATGACCTAGCAAAGCCCAGTATTCACCTTCCCTACCCATGACGCGCTCCTTCTCGGAACTCACCAAAGATTTTGCCCCAGAGCGCCGGGAGCGCATCGAACAGCGCAAGGCGGAGATCCGGCAGTGCCTTGACTTGCCACCCCAAATAGTTACCTAGTGGCATTAACGGTCAGCGAGTTATGGAACGCCTTCCTCACGGAGCGTTCTATCTCGCTTTGCCCAACCAGTCTCACATCTGATTACCGCCAAGTAACCAAGTGGCTAGGCCGCTGCCCAGTGCAAGACCTGCAACAGGCACGCCAGGTCATGATCTGGGTATTGGGGCAGAAGCCTGTGCTGTCTTCACGTCGCGTTGCGATGTACACGAAGACCATGTACAAGTGGGCGGCACAAGAAGACGTTGGCTATTTGGAGCGGAATCCACTTGCCAGCTTCAAGATGCCCAAGGCACCTCAACGCGACGAGGAGATCATCGTCATCCCGCGCAACGAGATCGGCTTGGTGCTGGCTGCCCTAGAGGCAAAGCTGACCTATCGCACCGTCAACTGGTCGGCCTATACCGAGTTCATGTTGCAGACAGCCATGCGAACCGGAGAGGTCCGCGCACTTCGATGGGTTGATATTAAAGACAACAAGATCTTGGTGCATCAGAACTGGACGCTTACCCATGGCTTGAAGGACAGCACCAAGACCAACAAAAAGCGATGGGTGCCATTGAACGGCAAGTGCCAGGCCATCCTCGACGCATTGCCACAAGAGTCCGAATATCTGTTCCCTTGGGATCGGCTGGCATTTCAGAGTTACTTCCGCAAGAAGCTGCAACCACTGCATCAGGTCGGCCTCATCTCACACCACTACCGTCCGTATGACTGCAGACACACTGCGATCAGCCATTGGATCGAGGCTGGCATCCCTGTGCCTCAGGTGGCGGCTTGGGCTGGCAACACCAGCGAGGTAATTTTTAAGCATTATTGCAATACCACAAAGGAGTACGAACTGCCGGAGATTTGATAGATTGACGCCACGGCTCGCATTACCATGCCCAACGCTACCCCTAGCACCACCTTCACCTGGCGGATCGCGAATCTTGAGCGGGAGACCGCCGATGGATTCGTTCTGACGGCACACTGGACGCTCTCGGCTGAAGATGGCACCTATGCCAGCTCGGCCTATGGATCTGTCGGCTTCGAGCGCCCCGACAAGCTGATCCCTTTTGCGGATCTCACCGAGGAGATGGTGATCGGCTGGGTGAAGGACAACTTCGGCGCTGAGAAGGTGACCGAGATCGAGGGCGCCCTGCAGCACCAGCTCGATGAACAGCGGCATCCGACGCAGGCTGCTGGTGTGCCATGGCAGTGAAGTCGAAGACCGGCACCGCTCGCATCGAGCACGTACCAGGCAAGCCGAAAAAATCTCGGCAAGGCCAAGGTCAACACAGCTTGCCTAATCACGGCAGGAAAAAGATGCGCGGCCAAGGTAAGGGTTAATGCAACCGCCGGTCCTGCTGCCGGCACTGCCACTTGCTAATCCGCCTGAGATCCCAGCGCCATGGCTGGAATTACCTCGGGCGGTGGTGCCTTCTTATACGCCGATGGTGTATCCCTACGCCCCGGTCAACGACGTAGGCATACCACCCGCGAGCCAGGAGCAACCTCCTGAGAAACCTGCTGCGACATTAGCCATAACACCGGCATCAATACCGCCAATAGCAATCCAACCCCCGCCAGCGTGGGAGCCGTCGCCCGAAAAAGAACCAGCCAAAACGATTGAGGCTCCTGCACAACCAACTAGCGCAGAGACAACCACAATCACATTACCGGGCACCGCAATACAAATCCCTGTGCCAAAGGCGGAGATTTTGAGCGCCGCAGCAACCACCAGTGTGATCAGTGTTGCCGCCACGCTTGGTGCGACAGCATTGTTCAAGCGGTTGGTGTCGCTCTTCAAGCCGGTGATTAGCGTTGCGGTGAAGCGGTTGCAGAAGATGCGGGGGAAGCCGGTGAAGTCTTGGGCGCGGCAGCGATTGGCACAACGTCACCGCAGATCGTTGCAAACGGCGATCCCGGCGCAAAAGTAAAACCACTCTTCATGACCTCGGTGCATTTGATCAGACGCACCAGTTCGTAGTCCAGCCGCTCCTTCTCTAGCTTGCGTTTAGCTAGCTGCTTACACAGGTTGACCATCTCAAAGTCCAACGGCACACTGAGGCTGACCTGTGCGCCGAAGTTAGCGTTGCGCGTGTAAGGCGCTTCTAATTGATATATATCGTTGCCCAAGTAAAAGGGCGTGAACACCATGGTGGCGCTATTGCAAATGTGCCCGCCACCAAAGCCTTGTTGGCTGTAACTACCTTGATTGATCTGGACAGCTTGATTACTCACGCTGCCGGTTGAGGTCGCCACAGGATTAGCGATTGCCGTGGTGCCGCCGCTTTCTTGTGCCTTGGCTGGCAAGGCTAGGACTACTGCGAGAAGACAGACAGCGAGTTGGTGGTGGCGTTGGTTGTAATGGTGCGGGTGATGTCTGTCTGTTCGACGATGCCAGCGGCACGGGTTACCACTTCCAAGCTGTAGGTATTGCCAGGGGTTGTAACGCTGAAGGTAGTACCAGCGGCGTTGATGTCCCCGCTTGGCGTCACGTTGGTGGCTGACACACTGCGATAAGCGCCACCAAAGACCTGCGTCTGGATCGTTTCGTTGATGGTCTGCGTTGTGGTGGTCGTGCTGGTCATGCTGCCCTGGGTGAAGTTGGGCGTGACCGACTGAGCCATTGCCGGAACGGGAAACACCAAGACCAGCAGCAGAAGGCGCCATTTCATGGCTTTTTTGCAGGTGGACGCGATGGTTTCACTGTAGGAGCCGATGTTTCATCGCGTTCCATCTTGCTAATGCCGTACCAAGCCAACGAGCCTGTAAAGATGCTGGCAATAAAGGTAGGGTCCATTTTAGGCAGCAAACCGGCATAGCTGGCAGTCAATAAGGTTGCGGTCCATGTCAGCACCGACAGCCGGACCAGCTCGGCAATCCGAGTGTTATTAGGGGACCGGCGCCGAGGTGTTGCCATAATGAGAGCGTAGCTAGAGCCCTGAACGTGGTTGAGATTCTTGCTGCTGTTACAGGAGCCAGCATCTCTGTAGCGGCAATGGCTTTCACAGGTGTTTCACGCCGCAGCGGCGAAAGCCGGGACTCTGTGCTCAGGCTGACGATGGCAGTAGAAAGCGTTGCTGAAAAGATCCAGCAACTGCACGACGACTTCCGTACTGATCGCGTAGAAGTTTTCGGTCGGTTAAACCAGATCGAGCAGCGGATCGCCAAACTTGAGGTCAAGCCTTAGTCTGAGGTGTCTGCTTTATTTGTATGACCGCTGAACAGCTTGCCATCGCTGGGGTTGTCGTTGCCGCTGGTTCGGAAATCATCGGCATGTCCCCGCTGAAGTCCAACAGCTGGGTGCAGTTGATCCTGCAGGTGCTCAAGTTGACGCTGCCCAAGCGTCGGTGAAGGAGCTGCAGCTTATTAAGTTCTTTGAGAACTTCGACAGAAGCGACCCGTATCATCGAGCCGCTATTGCCGAGCTAGAGGAGCGTCTGCCCGACAGTCTCTTTACCCGCAAGAACAGTTGGTTCAAGGTGTGGAGCCAGTCAGGCAAGCGCACTGGCTAGGGCTGGAACTTCCTGCCCCAGCCCGATTTGGCACCCTCAGGCAGCCACCGCTTTTGCAGCATGGCGCGGCTATAAACAGCCTGATTGCCGTTGGTTACAGGACCGCTGTAGCCATCGTTGACGCTGCCGTAGGGGTCATTGACGATGAAGTCACCCTTGGCAGTAATGCCACGTACTACCAGCATGTGACCGCCTGTCGGTGCGGCAAGGCTGCCGCGATGCAGGATGCCAATCACCACCGGGCGACCTGCCTTGATTTCCTTCTCTAGGTCATCAAAGCCGAGGTTGGTGTGCCAAGTTGACTTCAAGCCATACGACGCCAGCAGTCTGCCTTGAGCGCCGTGGTCGGTGGTGTCGCCATAGCCGCCTGTTAGCAGCTTGCGCAAGTAATCATCATCGCCCTTGATTTTGCCTGGCATTAGGAACGCCAAGCACATGGCACAGCTTGAACTATTGCAGGTCCGCTGGGCTTGCGTGTAGTTGTCAACTTGGTTGAAGTACGGCACGGCAAGGTTGACGCTGCCATCACCGGCAGGCTCGGGCTTGTCCTCTTTGCCATCCAGCTCAGCCCAGTGCCCATCAAAGAGCCACCAAGTCCCAAGCCCGTAAGGCAGTTCAACTTGGGTGTGGTTGTCTTGGGTAGCTAGGACCTTGGCACCCTTAAACGCCTTGCCCTTGTCGATCTCCGATTTTTCGTTGTCTTCCAGCTCAGAGCTAGGCACCGGCTCCTTTTTTAGCAGGGTGTTATTGGTAGCGGTCAGGTCCGTGGTCTTTGCTGCTGTTGCCGCACCGCCACCGGAGCAGAACATATTGACCTCAGCCGTCCGGCGACGCACCAAACCTGCCAAGCCCTTATTTGTCCAACGCGGCAGCTCCTCTTTGGCGACGGTGTTCGGGTCCTCGCCTGCGTTTAGCCGCTTGCGGAGTGTTGATTCCTCCAGTGCGCCATTGCCGCAGTTGAAGGCAAAGCTGACCAGTGCATCAAACTGGCACTGCTTCAGCGGCACAGTAATCAGGTCATCCACGCCCTTTTCAAACCGCGCCACATCTTTTAGCAGCAGCGCATCAGCTTCGGCTTGGGTAATGGTTTTGCCTGGCGTAACGTGCGGACCAGTGCTGCCATAGCCAATGGTCAGCACTCCAGCAGCGCAGGTATAAGAGGTCAGTCTGCACCCCTCAAACTCTTTAATTAGCGAGAGACCAGCCTTGGAGATGGAAGCCATAAAAACTGCGCGACAAGCCAAGGTTAGCTTCCCTCGCTACCGTGATTGATATGCCTAAAACCAATGACTTGGGGGCAGTGGATGGTCGTTGAGTTCTCCGTAGAGGAAGAACTGCGTTTGGAGAATCAATGCAGATCAGCGTATCGCTGCGAAGACATTGAGCAGTTAGCGCATCTTTGCTCATCCCTCGTCAAGCAAAATGCTTACTACACCAAGTTGGTCAGGCAAGCCACAGGGCACATTGCTGAACTTGAGATGATTATGACCTTTGGCGATAATGTTAAATTATCGTCCGAGTCTGATGATTCGGGTCAGATTGATCAAGATGACACTCGGGTCCAAAACCCGTTTGTAAATGTTCTGCTGATAATTCTTGGGATAGTGATGGAGCTTGGTGAGTTTTGCTTTGGTCTGCTGCGGCGAGTGATGCCAACCAAGAATCGAGAGAATCGCGACTCGGCGTCTTGATGGGCAACTGCAGGAAGCGTTTAATCTCCTTGTCTGTCCTGACGATGACGCTGGCAGTCTTGGCGTAACAGATAAAATACCGCCCGTTCCAATCCTTGCCGGTTTCAACCGACATCCCACCCGGCAGGTGCAGTGTCTCGCGTTTCATTGCAACAGGCTAAGCAGTTGTTTGCTGACACGACGCCAGTTGATTGTGACCTTGCGATCTTTCCATTTGGCGCTCGTTGGTGGTGCCAAAAGTTCTCTCATCTGAATTGTATTGAACCGATGATTACAGCATGGGCATTCACGGCGGCGATGAAAATCTCCTGTTTCACTGCGGCAAGTGCGCATGACATCAGTAGTCAAAGAACCGCAAGCAGGACACGGCGGCCCCATTCTGTTAACTGACATGGCTTACCCCCAACCCCAGATCAAGCTGGAGCTGTGTTTCTGTGGTTGATACTTTCCCGGCGGTCCCTCTTTTAGGATCAGCCTTAGTTGCCGCTCTGCGTTAACAAGCAACCTAGCGGTAGTGTCCTGCGCGATACCTATCCTTCGGGCAATCTCACGCTTGGAGCAAGGTTCCTCACCGTCTAGCCCATAACGCATACTCAGAATCATTTTGCTGTTTTCGCACATATACGAAAGTGCTTGTTGAACGGCTTGCACCTTGGTTGTCAAAATTAAATCATCCTCAGGCTTTTCATTTTCGGCAGCTATTAAATCAAGGATTGAGCTGCCATCCTCATTTTGCGTTCTTGCTTTTGCGTCAAGGCTCACAGCATCCTGTGCGCTATGCATGTAATCCCGTAGGGTATTAGGTGCAACGCCAGCATGTGCAGCGCATTGCTCAATGGAAGGCGGCTCACCGTAAAGGTCCTGATGCTCAACCATGTAAGTTTTGACCTTGCGCAGGATGTCGCTAGCGCCTGACGGCAACTTAATGATCCGGTCCTGTACTTGAATTGAACGCATGATGCCCTGACGGATCCACCAGTACGCATACGTCGAAAACTTGTAGCCGCGCTCTGGATCAAACAGCTCAACCGCACGGATCAAACCAATATTGCCTTCCTGCACTAGGTCGTGCAGAGTGACGCGGTTTGCAAGGTGCTTGTACTTTGACGCGATGCCAATCACCAGCCGCAGGTTCCCTTGGATCATCCGTTTTTTTGCCCGGATGCCTGCTTTGATGTGCCGCAGCTCCTCTCTGCTGTGTTCCTGCTTTGATCTGAGTGCCACCATCCGCTGCACGGCATGACCCAGCTCAATCTCCTCGGCAGCGGTTAGCAGCGGGATTTTGCCGATCTGGTTTAGGTAATCGCGCAGAGGGTCCGACATCCGATCATAAAAAAAGGGGGCAGAGCCCCCGAGACCCTAGAACGGCATGTCGTCTACTGCAACCTTTGTCTTGGCAGGCAGTGAAAAATCATTGACCGCTACATCCAAGGAAGCGCCAGGGCTGCCGTCCTTCCGTGCAAAGGTCTCAACGTATGCCTGCCCAGTAACGGTGACTTGAGCACCTTTGGTCAGGTAGTCGCCTACCACCTTGGCGCGTGGACCCCATACGGCACAGCGCAGCACTGTCGTATGGTCTTCGCCTTTGACCTTTTTGTTGACCATCAAGGTGAAGTTGGCTACTTCACGGTCGCCAATGGTTTTGAGTTCAGGGTCGGCGGCAAGGTTGCCAACTGCTGTGATCTGGAGCATGATCCGAAAAATTGGTAAAGGATAACGGACAACGCCTGTCTTGCTGAATATTCCCTGGACTGCATGTAATGCTGCAGGAAAGATACCAAATCAGGCGGAAGAAGCTGTTGGAGATGATTGTCCTGCTGTTTAACCAGCTCTGCACGTTGAGCGGCATATGCTGCCGCCATTTGGGCGTGCATCATCTCATCGGTCATGGCTGATCCTTGTTAGGTGGATAGCCGTTCCTGGATGTAGCGCAGGTGTTTAGGAAGCGTGATGTGGGCAGTCATGAGATCACCCTCAGGCACGGCAAATTCCTTGTTGAACTCCTTAATGATTTTGTTCCTTTTGACAACAGGTTCTGCTGCCAGCAAGTCACGGATCGTTTTTAGATCACCGTCAGTGATCGGGAGTTCCTCTGACGACAACTCAGGAGGCTCTTCCTTCTTTGTAGCTGCGGCAACGGGCTTTGCTTTGGCAGCAGCGGGCTGCTCAACAGTTGGTAACGGGCTGTCAGCCTTTGCCTCTTCAATCTCCTCTCGTGCCCATAGCTCGTAGCCAAGGCTAAAGAAAAATGCAGCAGCAGCACAAAGCGCACGGCGATGGCTATCGCAAATCATGCGGCTATTGATCTTGTCCCACGCAATCGGAACATTGCGATTGTCGGTGATGGCATAAACAAAATCTGGTGTCTCTGTGCCGTCTGTATGCAGGAAGTAGACGGTCAAATAACCAGAGCCATCAGGACTGCGCCAGACATGGTTTTCACCATGCGGTGCTGTTCTGATTTGCATGATCCAGCCGGGGGCGCTGGTATGCAGGTGATTAGCGATCCGTGCCCAAGAAACGTAATCTGCGGCGTAGGATCCTGTGCCTTTGCGGAATACATCATCTTTGGTGATGACGCCCGCAAGATTTGGAAAGGTCATTGGTCTGTGAGGTTTAGCGCAGTGAGCGTGATGATGGCGCCAGGTTGTTCGTTGGTGTTGCAGTAACGCTTAATGGCGTTGATGCTGACGACTTGGCGGTCATCATCGAAGAGGATGCCAGTCATGGCATCGCAGGTAGACCGCAGGAGCTTGTCAAGGTCCCCATTGCGGGCTGAGGTGACGTAGCAGGGGGCGGTCGGGCGTAGACCATTTTTCAGGTAATGAGCGGCTGGTCTTTGGAACCGAAAGACAACGGACAAAGACATGGGACCAGATGCATCCCAGTCGGCTGGCTTGGCTTCCAGTGCGGCGTATTTTGTATCCTGCCGCCATGGTTTGACCTTTTTGCTTGACTCCACCATGATCCCGTTGCCCATATGCCGTTTTGAACCTTGAGGTGCTGGCAGCCCATGGACAGCGAAGGTGATGCTGGTGTTCAAGGGTTCATGCGGAGCTGATAGTAGATTGTCACGTTCCGCTGGGCAAGTCCAGCGTCGATGTCCTGTTCTTTAATAGACCTAATTGCCCGTTCGGCTTCCTTGCTGAGTTTGTAACTGTTGCGTTCACAGCGGACGTACTTGGCGTTCACGAACTCGTAGGTGCTGTCATCGATTTGGTAGGGATCAAGTTCGCCTAGGGCAATGGCACCTTCAAGCTGCTCACGCAGGAATGCCTCACGGGCTTCTAGATCCTCTTTGTCTGCACGCAGGGTGACAAGTTGATCAATAAGGTCTTGTGCGGTTGACATGGTTAGAAGGATGCGCGATGGGTGGTTTGGCAAGCAGTGATGGTGCGTTGCTCAATGACTTGGAGCGTGATTCCTGCAACGAGGATGCTGGTCAGGCAAAGGGCAATGGGGAAGTGCTGGCGGATGCGTGAAGCAAAGGTGGGTCTGGCGTAGGAATCCACAAGCACGTAGAGCCCACGCTGGAGGCGGACGGTGTGCTTCATTTGGCGGTTACCACGATGCGGTTGATCAGGTCGTGGATCAGGTCATGACCCAGCATGGAATCAGGGTCGATGTAGTTGTCTTTAAGAACGTCTTGCGCCAGGTGAGCTAGGACGCCAACAAGCTCCTCGCAGACGTAGGCATTGAACTGATCTGCAAGGTCATGAGCCATTGCCGTTTCTTGCTCGGCGGTCAGCTCAGGGCAGTCGGTGGGCTGGAAGGGAAGCATGGGTTGAGTTGCGCGTTGGGCTGCGGGGCTGTCCCGCGTCTCCGTATTATGGGGCAAAACCGCCCGAAAAGCAACCCCTTTTCCATTGGAAAGGTTGAGGACTTACATGGGCAGGTTGCTTGCGCGGCGCCAATGTACGGTCACGCACCGCTGGCACTACACCGCGTCCACGACGGGAACCTTGGCTTCTTGCGCTTGGGATGTTGTTCCACCAGTTAGCCCGACCAGTGGCATCCCCTACGCAGGCAGCAACCATAGCGACCGAAGTTTGCACCAGTCACCCAATGCCTCGTTATCAGTCTGGCGATTTACCAGGCTTGAGCTGGTAGTGCTTAGAGCAATCCAGCAGGAAGACGTATTCCAAGTAAGCCACCTGCCATTCGGGCTCCAAGTCCTTGAGGGACTTGCCACGGAATCGCGGCAAGCAATCATCAGGTGGCAAATACTCGTAGCGGGACATCAATCGGAAGAAACAGCGTTTGAGGATTTTAATCATTGCCGGCTGCCTACAGCGTCACTTCAATGCCGCACTCCTCCCAAAGACGTTGTTTGTACAAAGCGCGTAGGTGTTTGCAGTCTTGGGCTTTTGCAAATTGCCCGTACTTGAGGAAATATTCCTCCCGAACGGTTTCCCAATGGAAGCCCGTGAGAATCAATTCCATCGGCACGGAGCGAACGAGTGGTCGTTTCATCGTGATTTCACAAGGCAGTGTTGGAGGTGATCTACTTCAGAGCGCAAACGGATTGCACTGACATCTGGTCGCATAGAAAGCAACCAAAACAATAGTCTTGTTTGCCACGTCAGGCTGTAGGGGTTCATTGGCGGCGTTGGCGAAAGAGCTTGGTCAGTTTGTTGTCGAGCTTGATAATGGCATCAGCCCAACTGCCCGCTTGTACCTCATCCTCTGGATCGTGCAATGCGTTGCGGGCATCACGAGTCAATTCGTAAAGCAGGTCAAGTTCTAGCGATGTGAACAGATCTTTCTGTTCAGTTACCGGGTAACGGTAGCTTGCTAGGTCTTGCTCAATCTCCTTGAGGAGGCTTGACAGTTTTTCGTCGGCAGTCATGAATCGGTGCTGTAAAAACGGGGTCAAACGATCTGGTCTGCTCTGAAACGCGGCGCACGTTCGCGCAGGTGAAAGAAGCCTTGCAGCTCTGGTTCACACTCCATTAACTTGCGGGCGTAAAGAGCGGTGTAGTTGTTGTTGAGCTTTAGGCCATCATCAGAGAATGTGGTCAAAGCATATTCATATCGGAGAACCTCGAACAAGGCTTTGATGCCGTAGTGTTGCCGCCCTGTGCGGCGAACCTGCAGCGCCAAACGACGCAGCCCGTCATAGACGCTTGGGTTCTCGCGGTCAAACTGCGCGAAGTTGCGGGCGATTCTGTCAGACATCAGCGGCGAATTTCTAACTGAGTGCCGCTGTGGGTCATGCCGGGCTGGTTAGCAGCCTCGATGCCGATCATGGCAACGACTGCTGCAACCACCACAAGGCAAATTGCATTGTTAATGCGGTTGATCATTGGGGTTGTGCAGGTGGTTGGTGGTAGCCGGGCATCCCCGACAAACAAAGGATGCCATGGATCAGGTGGAGATGCAACCTATTTCAACCCGTGACACCATAAAAACTGTCACGCGGTACGGCGACTCAGAACGGGCAGACCTCTTGCTTGAACACATCCCAAGCATCCACCCAGGCACCTAAGCACTCGTCAGGCTCACTCTGAATTACCCTGCAGCGCCCAGGACCGACCACCACCGTGTAGCACCAGTCCACCGTCACCATCGGGTGATGGTCGATCAGCATGGCAAGGTAGCCCCCAAGCTGAGCTGTGGCGGGCTTGCGTTGCGATACGCCTGAGTTGCTGCCAACCGTCTTCAGGTCACCGAGCACGACCTTGCCGTTCGATGTCCGCAGCAGGAAGTCAAAGCTGCCGCCAACGCCCTTGCGGGCATCGCACAGCCTGTACTCAACAGCCAGTGCGTCAGAGTCACGCAGCAGCCAGCACTCCTGCAACTCATCGGTCCATGCCGTGTAATCAGTCTCCTGCAGCTCCTCGCCTAGCAGCATTGCTTCACAGAAGGAATGGATGGTCGTGCCGCGTGGCGCCCAAATGTGCTTGGTCCGCTCAAACTGCGCCTCCTGTTCCGGCGTGGTGCGGTTCGCAACCTTTGACACGCTGAACGGCAGCCAGCGCCCCTTGTACCGATAGCGGTGCAAATCCTCGTTGAACTCAAGGTCCTGGACCGGGGCGAGCATGTTGCGCAATGGTCGATTTCGGGGTAATCTACGCCGGATACCCGCATAACGCAACCTCTATGCCCATCGGCAAAGCCACCAACGTCGCCATCGACGACGCCATCCTCAGCCGCGCTAAGGCTGTCATGCCTACCTATCAATCACAGAAATCTTTCGTCAATCAGCTCCTAGATCAGGCGCTGCAACGGATCGAGCTGGAGGTGCCCATGACCCAAGATTCCCTGCCACAATGAAAAACGCCCCGCAGGGGTGAAGGACCCTGCAAGGCGTAGACAAATCACGGGCAAATCTTACATGACCGCTGCGGTTAAGTCCACGGCTTTTGCTGCCGTCCCATACAAACTCATGGACGCCGGCATCGATTCAAAAGCCATTGTTGTTTATCTCTGGTTGCACAGGTTCGGCTGGAACTCCCCGAAAGGCTGCTACGCATCACTGCAAACAATCTCAGATCGTTCTGGTATCTCACGGAAGGTTGTTCAGCGGTCGTTGAGCACACTTGTAGAAACCGGCTGGCTGGAGGTTGAACGCCGCCCTGGCACCAGTGCCGTGTACCACGTCGTCCTAGACCACCCAGGTCGAAAACGACCTAAGGTCAAAAACGACCCAGGTCAAAAACGACCTAGGGGTCAGGTCGAAAACGACCTAGGTACCCAGGTCGAAAACGACCTACAAACAAGAACCCATGAACAAGAACCCATAACAAGAACCCATGTAAAGCTGGAAAACGAGTTTCCAGCAGCGTCTGACCAACCCGTGCCAAGGCGTAGAACCAAAGGCGATCCAGCCTTTGAGCAGTTCTGGAAAACGTACCTCTCAGCCCCTGTACGCGCTGCCAGTCAGTCCAAGCCCAAAGCCCTTGGGCAGTGGCAGAAAACTCTCCGGACCGAAACCGTTGCCAGCTTGCTCGAAGCATTGGAAACTGAGATCAGCCATCAGCACCTCGCAGCGGGCACGTTCGTCAGCCCCTTGCCTGATTGCTTCCGCTGGCTACGCGACGAGCGTTACCTCACGGTCAACGACCGACCCCTCAACACCACTAACTACATCCCCGATGTGATCCGATGAAACTGTTCAGCCCAGAAAGCCGTAACCAATTTGTTTTTGCCGTCCTGCCCAAAGCTGCCAAGGAAGGCACCGCACCAGCGTTCCGCACCGTTGATGCTGACGACTTTGATGAAGCGCAGCGCAAGCTCGATAAGTTCCAACTGCGTAACGCTTACCCGTATTGCGTGGGGCGCTACGACGAGTTCGGTCGGTACATGACCCACAAGCCTGCCATCGAAGGCGTCAGCCCTGGCAGATTTGTCCTGCATCCGTTTGCCGATGAGGAGCGCAAGCGCGAGGAGGCATTCTCCTGATGGCACTCAAACCAATCTCCACCGCTGTCGGTGCCCGCAAGCTCCTGCAGCGCCTCATCGATGCCAAGCGGTGCGTGCTAGAGGACTTTGACGCACCACCGCCCGGTCACATCAACCCAGGCATGTACCGCAACCTGCTACGCGATCCCGTCGATGACGCTGACCCCAAGGTCGAAGTGGTCAACCCACGCGACTTTGTACCCGCTGAAGAAAACGCCCTGCCCTACTGACATGACCACCGAAAAGCGCCTGCCCGTCAAGGTTTATCTCACCCAAGACGAGAACGACCACCTGCTACGCCAAGCCAAGGAACTGAACATCGAACGCGGGCAGCTCATCCGCCTGCGTGCGCTAGGAGACCCCACAGTGGCCTCTGGCGCCTCTGTAGCCCTTGCCGCGCCCTTCTCCCTGCACGCCTATCAGAACGCTGTTACAGCCGCTTGTAGGGCTGCTAGAGGCAGTGCACCGCGCCCAGTCCTCGAATGCATTGCAGCCGCTGTCCTCTGTTCGCTTCAAAATGAAGTCAAGCCGTAACCCCACCAACCAAGACGTTGCGCACTGGCTCAAACTCTGGGACGACTACCTCACAGCCCTCTACCACCAGACCAATGACCCCCAGAGACCGTCTGAACTCACTGGTGGAATCAGCCGCTACTTCCGTCCAGCCGATCTGCCATACGCTCGATGACGGCAGTGTCCGCGTCTGCATTGGTGACACCTGTGGCACCGTTTCCTCGCACCACCTCGTTGAACCTAAAATCAACCAACTCCGCCAATCAACCCCTCTACAATAAATCTGCTAACATCAAATACCATATCCAAAAAACCTAAACCAGTCCCCAATGGGCAAGAAATGCACCAAGAGTGAATCTGAGGATCGCGTTAATGCGATCTATGATCTACTCTTGCGTGCAAATAGTAGAACACAAATTATTCGTTACGCTGCGGAAAATTGGGAACTTGGTGAACGTCAAACTGAACATTACATCGCTCGCGCTAGAGAATTACAAAAGTTAGACGCTGCCCTAGAACGCCCTGAATGGTTAGCCTCTGCCGTTGCTCGCCTTCAAGATTACGAACGTGAGGCACGCACTAAAGGCAACCTCGGCTTAGCTGTCAAAGCACTAGAGACACAAGCCAAACTCCTTCGGTTTGAGATGTCGTGAGTTTTTCGCAAGCTGAATGGCGCAGAAAGCGCCGAGCCGATCTCAAGGCATCGGGCATTTGTTCTAAGTGCTGGCAAGTGCCCGCCTTGATTGGCCGCGTGCAATGCGCGCAATGCCAAATGCATAGCGTCATTCGTGAAAACTTTAAGTTTGACCGTAAACGCAATCGGAACGGTGCAACTAAAGCCCGGGGCACATGCTATGTAGAGCAATTTGCGCCTTCAGTGCGCCGATCCTGGATCGATCAAATTGTTTCTAAATGGACTGGCAAATGCCACTACACAGGGCTGCAAATTGAAATCGGTGCAACTGCTGGACTAGATCACATGATCCCCGTGTCTCGCGCGACAGTGTTTGGTCCAAGCAATGTCTACCATCCAGACAATTTGGTTTGGTGCCATAAATCAATCAACCTGCTCAAGGGCGACCGAACCGCAGACGAGTTTGCGTATTGGCTACGCAATGATTTGCCAGCGGCTATTGC